GGCCCGTTGCGCGTGGGAAAAAGACTACTTCACTACCTCCCGCCCGTGGACTCAGAAGGGTCCAGCCGTCACCGTCCCGGTCGGCGAATCCGCGCCGGTCGTCACCGATCTGACCGCACCGGTCTTTAATGAGATCGGGGCCGGCGCAAATCTGGGTAACCTCCAGGCGAACCCAAGCTCGGGTGATGCCAAGGGCCTCAAGACTCAGAACACGGCGTCAACCCTCACGGACGTTCGTTTCGGTGCTAACACCGGTCTCATCGCCGATCTGGCCGGCGCCACCGGAGTTGATGTAAATCAATTTCGGGAAGCCTTCGCGATCCAGCGCTATCAGGAAGCCCGAGCCCGCTACGGGTCTCGCTTCACCGAGTACCTTCGGTATCTCGGCATTACTCCCTCGGACGCCCGTCTCCAGCGTCCCGAGTACCTCGGCGGCGGCACGTCCCGCCTCCAGTTCTCCGAGGTTCTCCAGACCTCACCTGGTGAGGAAGGTGAGGCCGGCGTGGGCGATCTTTACGGCCACGGTATCGCCGGCGTCAAGGCACCCAAGTATCGGTCGTTCTTCGAGGAGCATGGTTTCGTGCTCACCCTCTGCTCGGTGCGCCCCAGGAGCACCTACCTCAACGCGGTCCCGCGTGAGTTCCTGAAAACCACCAAGGAAGACTACTTCCAGAAGGAACTCGTCCACCTCGGCCAGCAGGCCGTGGACGCCCGCGAAGTCAATGCCGCCAATGCGGCCTCTGAGTGGGGCTTTCAGGATCGGTACGACGAGTACCGTCAACACTACAGCCAGGTCGGACAGGATTTCCGTGACACCCTGTCGTCCTGGCACCTCGGTCGGGACATCCCCGTGGATCAGGCGCTCAACGACGATTTTGTCGAGTGCACGCCGTCCGACCGTATCTTCCAAGTCGAAACCGGAGACAACCTATGGATCATGGCGAACCATCGAATCGTGGCCCGCAGACTCGTGCCGAAGCGCGCGCGGCCCAGAATCCTGTGACCGCCCCGGAACATTGGGGCGGCTACCCCGACCCGGAGCCTTGCAACCCCATGCCGCTTGAAATGCCGTCAGGCATGAAACGCCCCGATACCCTTCAGGACATCGTGGCGCGGCTGCTCTATGAGGAAAAGCAACGCTCTGCGTCGGAAGGATTCGAAACTCCGGAGGAAGCCAACGACTTCGACCTGGAGGACGACCCGGACGAAGTGGATATGTCGCCATACCAGCTCGCCGAGCTGGAACCGGAACCCAACGGCTACGACCAGCTCGACCCGGACCCTTCTTTGGAGCCGAAGGCTCCGGATAACTCTTTGGAAAGCGAGACGGAGGCCTCAGAAAAACCACCGGAATCTCCGTCCGAGTAAGACTCACAACGATGTGACAAAACTCTTTCCTGCCAAACCTCTTGGGGCCCCTCTGGGGCCCCTTTTCTATGGGCGACCCCGCCCTTGGATTTCATGCACATAGGTGGTTAGTCTCCTCACCACCTTGACCCGACAACCCATAACAGTGTATTTAACTTGATGTACACTGTTATTTAATACTAGTAGAGATCGCTCCGATGCAGTGTTTTAGCGGAATCCAGCTCAGCTCGGGCGATATCGTCCCTTGCGGCCAATGCATTAATTGCCGCATCAACAAGGGCCGTCGTTGGACGGGCCGTCTCCTTCTCGAACACACATTCAACCCGTCGGTCTGGCCCAACGCCGACTGGTTCTTGACCTTCACCTACGCTCCTGAGCATGTCCCGGTAGCTCCCGAATCCGGGGAGCTGACCCTGCGCAAGAAAGCGTTTCTCAAGTGGATCAACAACTGTCAGCGTGATTTAGGTAAGCTCCGCTACCTGGCGGTCGGCGAATACGGCGACAAAGGGAGCCGCCCTCACTATCACGCTATCGTGTTCAACCAACCCGAGGAACAAATCCTCGAGCTATCCGAGCGCTGGCACCGCTATGGCTTTACACAACATGCCCCGTTTACCCGGGAACGCGCGAGCTATATCACCGGCTACACCGTTAAAAAGCTCAACGGTGACCGTCAAGCAATTGCAGCTCAAAAAGGTGTGGAACCGGAATTTAGGACTTCGTCGCGCATACCGCCGATCGGTTCACCCTGCCTACCGGTCTTACTTCATCAATATCGTTCAAGAGCTGGAAAGCATGTCCTCGCCCGCAACGGCGACGTGGCCCGCACGTTTCGCTTTAGCGGAAAGATATATCCGTTCGATCCGTACATTCTCCGCAAACTCAGAGGTGCCCTAGACATCCCGCAGACACACGCCGGCAGAATTGACGCCTGCGAAACATATCTCCAGTATCACAACGATGAGGCCGCTCAAATATGTCCGATAGAAGCCCACGCCGCGAGGACTCGCTATGTCGCGAAAGAAAAAGTCAAAAGGTCGATCACGCCGCGCCTCTAACCGCAGCCCTGGGAACGCTCCTACAACTCAGCGACCACGCCTTTCTCGAACTGCTCGGCTCACCGACCGACGTTCACGTGACCGTCGGCAACCACTACATCCGGCTCCGCTCCTTGCGGTGCCGGGGGATGCCCGAAACCAGCTGCGGCGTCGATCCCGCAACCGGCGAGATCAAGTGCGATCACGCACGCCCGCCACACCGCCTCGACTGCCGACAGCCCTTCTGTTCGCACCAGATCGAAATGCGAAGGCGAACCGCAAAGCGCCTCAGGCAAGTCCTTGCCAAAAGCGCAAACAAGCTCGCAGAGCTGTGATCATCGCCACCGGACACGGTGGCCGTAACGGCGTTACGAAATACGCCCCTCGGAGAAAATGCTAATGGGCCTCTCACTCGCTGCCGCAACCCTCGGAGCTGCCGGCATTGGTGCCGGCGCCTCCCTGCTTGGCGGCAAGCAATCCAACGACGCATCCAAAAAGATGCTGCGAATGCAAATGAACGAATCAATCCAACGGAGGGTTAAAGATGCTCGAAAGGCAGGAGTTCACCCATTGTTTGCACTGGGTGCGTCTGTTGGCGCTAGTCCAGCGTCAGGTATGGGCGACAGCGGAATTACGGCGGCAGGCGACGCCGTTGCATCCGGCCTCAAAGGTTACGCCCGTGCTAAATCTTCGGAAAGACAGGCACGGATCAACGATGCGGTCGCTAAAGCTCAAGTCGGTTCCGCGAACGCCTCTGCCGCCCGAGATATTGCAGAAGCTCAGCTCCTTGATTCCGAGCGAAAGCGAACGGAAATAGACCTCTACACCCGTGGCCGGGACGCCTACAACCCTTCCCGAATGGAGTCCTACATGCTCGGCCCGCAGGCCGGCAACCCTGAACTCGGCCGCCACACTGTCGTACCCGTGGAACAGCAGGCTCAGCAAAAGACCAACCCCAACGTCCAGGCCGGCATCGGCCCGGCCTGGGTCGAGCGCTACGACATCGGCGGCTACACCATCAAGGTTCCCCAGGAAGACTTGAATCTCGATTTCGTCGCTAACCTGGCCGGCGGCTATCAAATGCTCGAAAATCGGGTCAAGATGGCCATCAACAAAGGACGTGGCATCGTCCGTATCCAGGGCAAGGATGGCCGTTTCTATTCCTTCAAGATCGTTCCCAAGCGTAAGCGTCAGTCGCGCCGTGGACACGGCGCACGGAGGTGACTGTGGATTTTTTCGAAGTTGTCGGGCGCCTTATGGCGGCCGTTTTCTGGGTCGCCATCTGGGCGATCCTTCTCACGGTCTTTATCGGATCGTTTATCTCAGGAGTGCTTCGCTATGCGTCGTAAACGTGGTTTCCGTCGTCGTTCTTCGTCTCGTCGTCGTCCCGTTCGTCGGGGTCGTCGTTCTACTCGCCGGATGCGTACCCCCCGCTCGGGTCGCATTGGCTTTCGAATCTGAGGTTCCCCATGAAGCGATCCAAGCACAATCTCTCTCATTACCGTATGCATACGGCGAAAATGGGCGAGGTCTTTCCTATCGCCTGTGTCCCGGTGGTTCCCGGCGACACTTTTCAGCACGGCACCTCGATGCTGGTCCGTGCTGCTCCTCTCAACACCCCCGTCATGCACCCGGTGCAGGTCAGGGTCCATTCCTTCTTCTGCCCGAATCGGATGCTGTGGTCCGGATGGGAAGATTTCATTACTGGCGGCCCGGATGGGAACGATGCCAGCGAAATCCCCGTCATTGCCGGACCCAACTCCAAGAAAAACGTCTTCACCTATCTGGGTGTGCCCAACGTTACCGGCGCCAGCTCCAACGAATTCAACGCGCTCCCGGTACGGGCCTATAACCGGATCATCAATGAGTACTACCGCGACC